ATTAGATATTCAATAATAAACTCATCGCAGAACAGCGACGCTGTTGGAGCAAGCAGTAGACCAGCAAGACCCTTCTTTAGTTTTATACACCAGTATCCACTTGAAGGTGAATACGTATATTTATTACCTGGCCCAGGGTTAGAGTTAAATGAAGCAGCTGGAGATATAGATTTATATTATCTACCGCCGATTAGATTGTGGGGATCACCACATCACAATGCTCATCCTGATATGGGGGTGTATAGCAGTTACATAAACATAAACACGGCCAATTATCAAAATAGTCAGCAAGGAACAGTTAATAATATAACAACAGTTCCTATGGAGTTTCCATTAGGAAATGGATTTGTGGAAAAAAGTAATATTAAAAGCATATTACCGTTTACTGGCGATGTTATAATAGAAGGTAGGTATGGCACATCTATTAGATTTGGATCAACAGCAAAGCAGTATTCAAAGTTTAATACGTGGTCTAATACAGGGAATACAGGCGATCCAATCACTATAATAAGAAATGGCCAAGGTAATCAATCTGATATACTGGGATATAACCCAACCGTTGAAAATATAAACGTCGATCAATCGTCGATATATTTAACAGCTGGTCAAACTATTAATATAGATGATATTTCAAACTTCCCATTAACAAGTTGGGATATATCAGTACAGAATAAAATTACAATAGGTATATCGTTATCAGCACCACCAACAGCAAATACTACTATATCAGCACAAGACCAAGATGCATACGCGTTAGATAATCCAAAAGACGATCAAGTAGGAACTCCCACAGACCCAGTTAGCCCAATTCGAACATATAACCCAACTGTAACAGAAACAACCTTAAATACAGCAGCAAGATTTACAAATATTGATTTAATAACGCCAACATTGGAACCTATTAATCCAATGATACAAGCAAGAGTTACAAATGTTGATTTAATAACACCAACATTAGAGCTTATTAATCCAATAATACAACAACCAACTACTCCAATATCTGGAAACCAATTACAAAGATCACTACCAGTAAAATATAAAGTAGTTGGCGATTCTTTTGAACTTGCTGGAATATATGTAGTTAATTTAAGAGCAGTTGATCGTAATGGTACGATAGTAGCTACTGTTAGTAAAGATGGTACTAATTTACAGGCTGTTTATAACATGGCAGTATCAGAATTAAGAAACATTAATACAAATAGTGTACTAACTATACCACCGATAGATAAATTAGAAAAGTTATAAACGTATGCTAAAACCACAATTCCCATACCCAGGCAATCAAGTAATAATATCATCAGGCAGAGTATTACTACACGCAAAAGATGATGCTGTTTTTATTTTTGGAAAAAAAGGAGTAGGTATATCAACCCCCGCTACTTTTAACATAGATGCACCTGAAAGAACAGTAATAAACTCTAACATAATAGAATTAGGATTAAGAGCACAAAAAGAGGGTTATAGAGTTGTTAAAGGAGAAGTAACCCTAATACAATTAAATAGATTATTTGATTCACTAGCTCAATTAGGTGAAGCATTAGAAAACATAGGAGTAGAATTATTACCAGAAGCGGTATCGGCAATTCAAATAGGTGGAGGTAGCTTGCGAGATACCGTAAAATCTGTTAAAAATCAATTAAGCGTGAATGCGCTATCAAATATAACGTATACATTATAATATGGCAAATCTTGCTGCAGGATTAGAACGAATCGTAAAGATTGTAGGTAAAGCCGTCAACCAAGCTAAAAAAGCTATTGATAAAATTCTGTGGGGTAATGTAAACGATGCACCAGCAATACCAGTATCTGGAATAGCGCCACCGGAACCAAAACGTACAAAAGTTGGTAGTTTTATACAATCGGGATTATTTAATGTAATAGATGTGTTATTAAAAGTAGATTTATGTAACGTACTAGAGTATTTAACAACATCACTATCAGACGTAAAACCAAAGAGAAAAGAAAATCCAACAAAAATTGAAAAAGCATTATACGATTTACAAGACCGGGCAGCCTTAGTAAGAAACGCCATTGACAGCTTTTATGCATTTCCAAACGAAGTATTAACACAACTAAAAGATCCAAACCCACAAGCAGCACCAGCACCAGGAACAACACCAACAACAAACACTCCTTCAAACGCTGAGTTAGTAGGATCAAACATGCAGAAGTACAATTTTGGAATAATTGGAAAGTACACTTCAGATATTTTCAAATTTACAAGTAATGCACAAACAGCAGCTACAGGCACAACTGCTGTTATAAACGATTTTGCAGCATCAGCATTATCAGACCCAGAAGTATCAGCTGCATTATCAATACTACCTGGATTTAAAACAAGTATAGCATCAATAAAAGACTATGTTTCAATAATTGATCAATATGCGGATTTTAGACAGATACCAAATGATGAATTTCAAAAACTATTAAGAAAGTTAGATGAGGTAAGAGCAGTCTGTGTTGCAATAGAATCACTTAATTTAGCAAGTGCTATTGATTTAGCAGATAAGTATTTAGGATCGGATGTAAGAAGCCAAATTGCAGAATTAGGTAAGTTTATGGATCCAACTAAAATAGTACCGACGCTTAAGCAAATTAATAATAGCCTACAATCGTTTACAAAAACATGTCAAACAATAACATCTAATCTACGCATAGCAAGGGGGTTTATTAAAATAGGGATAGTGCTTGTAAAAATCTTTAGATTTATAGCTAAATTAATCGGCAGCATACCAGCACCGCTACAGTTTGCAACTTACAGCATGGTTGATAAAATAAGAGATGCAAAAGATGCAGTAACAACTAATGTATCAGGACTTGAAAAATTTTTAACACAAGTTAATAATTTATTAGCAGTGATAATAAACGTAATAAGATATATACAACAAAATACACAAGCACTAATACAAAGAATGGATATTTTAATTCAAAAATTAGAAGCATGCGGTGCACTAAAAGGCTCCCCAGTCGTACAGCAATTACAACAATCTCAGCAGAGCTTAAAAACATTAAACGATGAGTTAGCTGGAATAATTAGAGAGTATGATAAAAAAGCAAATGTAAATAATACAGATTACGGTAATTATACAATTAAGGTTGTTGAGGAAGAGTTAGTAGATGATGGTATTACTAATAAAAGGCGTAGAGGTATTGCAATTGATAAGGATAACGCTATAGCAGCCCAGTCAGATTTAACATTTGCAACTAATAACGCTATTATAATAGAAGAAGTTAAATTTAAGTTAGTAGCATTAGGGTTAGTGTCAGCTGCGTCTTTAAGCCCAACTGATCTAGTCATAGCAGAGTCAATGACTTATTTAGAAGATAATGATTTAGTTCTAGATGATTTAAACCTACCAACAAGTACCTTAGAATCCCCAGATAGCCAAAATCAAAATAGTGGATTAGGATTAAATGGATATTTAAACCAGATGAAAGGTACACAGGCGTTAAGAAAAAGAGTAAGATCTAAATTAAATAGTACTAGTAAAGCAGCAAAACAAAAAATAGCAGCTGATATGGCTAATACAAGTAAATTTTTAGGGGTAATTAAAAAACAACCGTAAACAATCTAATGAATATATAATTAACTAAAAAGATGCGATTAAAATATTTATAAGCATATGGCAAACGTAGATTTACTAAGAAAACTAATAAGAGAAGAGGTTAAAGCAGTATTCCAGGAGGAATTAGCTGGTATTTTAAAAGAGGCTATTATAGCAAATAAAGGCACAAAGACTATAGTAGAATCAGAAAAACCTAAAAAAACACTAATACCAGACACTCTAAACACACAATCTTTTAGACCTAGAGCATCACCTAATTTAGGTAATAATAATCCGCTAACAAACTTATTAGCAGAAACAGCACAAGCTATGACTAATGAAGATGTTAGTGGATTTAACTTCACATCAGAAGACGCACCAGGATTTGGTGGTGGCTTTATGCCACAACAAGCTGAACCACAGGTTGTTGACTCAGTCGGAGGTATGATGGCAACAGCAAGAGCTAGTTCAAACTTTGATGCTATACAAATTAATGCAGTTCCGGATTTTACAGAGTTAATGACTAATTTAAAAGCTAAAGGAGCTATCTAATGGCATACGGTTTAAAAAATATTAATGTATTAGATCTAAAGCCCTCTACTGGAGTAGGGGTAGCACTACCTTTTTCTAATGTAACAGCCTTTACAACCGTCTATACGACTAAAGAGCAATTAAAGTACAATATACTTAATTTTCTATTAACAGATAGGGGAGAGCGGTTATTTAATCCAACTTTTGGAGCTGGCTTAAGATCAAGATTGTTTGAACAAATAACAGAGGAATCAAACGAAGCTTTAAAGATATCAATACAATCAGCGGTAGAAAGTTATTTTCCAAGCATACAAGTAAGAAATCTATCTGTTATATCAACACCAGACCAAAGCTTAATATCAGTGCAGTTTTCGTATATAATAACAACAAGTAATGAAACCGATAACATATTAGTAAATATACAAAATGGCTAGTGCAGAAATAAAATATCTAAATAAAGATTTTACATCATTCAAGCAATCGCTGATAGATTACGCAAAAGCGTATTATCCAACAGCTTATAATGATTTTAGCGTATCATCACCAGGTACAATGTTCATTGATATGGCATCCTATGTTGGAGATGTATTATCTTTTTACTTAGACAATCAAATCCAAGAAGGTTTTTTAGAATTCGCAAAACAACAAGGCAACTTGTATGCCCTAGCTTATATGCTTGGGTATAAACCTAAAACAACATCAGCAGCTATAACAAAGCTAGATGTTTATCAACAATTACCTTCTACAATAGTAAACGGTGTATATTTACCTGATTTTAATTATGCAGTTGTTATAGAGGCTGGGATGGAAGTAAAGTCAAGCAGCACATCAACTACTTTCTACACACCAGAAAAAATAGACTTTACAGTATCCTCTTCAATAAATCCTACAATTATTAGCGTCTACACAACGGATGCTTTTGGAAATCCATCAAGGTATTTATTAAGGAAGAGTACACAAGCTATATCAGGCAAAATACAAACAAAAGCTATAACCTTTGGTCAACCAACAAGATTCCCTGTAGCTACTATTACAGATACAAATATAATAGAAATAGTATCAGTAACAGACAATACATCAGGGAATAGGTGGTATGAAGTACCCTATCTAGCACAGGATTATATATTAGAATCAGTCGATAATACAGCAGCCAACTACCCATCACTATCCCAGTACTCGAATCAAGTACCGTTTGTACTAACTAAAATACAGGTGCCTAAGAGGTTTGTATCTCGATTCAAAACATCTGGAGTACTTGAGTTAGAATTTGGTGCTGGTATAAATAATATATCATCATCAGCGTTAACCCCTAATCCTTTTAATGTAGGTATAGGTACTATTAATGGGTTAACAATGTTAAATACAGCTTACGATCCTACTAATTTTGTTACAACCGAAGATTACGGATTAGCACCAACCAATACAACTTTAACAGTAACATATCTAACAGGAGGAGGAGCATCGTCAAACGCACAATCAGGAGACTTGACCGTAATAGGAAACATTACTGCAAACTTTAAAGGAGCTCCTGCAAATGGTAATACAATAAAATCAACAATAGCAGTTACAAACCCAGAACCAGCATCTGGAGGCGGCGATGGTGATAGTACAGAGGCGTTAAGATTAAATACAGCAGCACAATTCCCATCACAGCTACGCGCGGTAACACAGCAAGATTATCTAGGAACAATATTATCAATGCCAGCAAAATTTGGACAAGTAGCAAAAGCCTATATAACTAAGGATGAAGCAATTTTTAAGCCGTATTTAGTAAATGAACCAGGAGAAAGGGATCCATTAGCGACAACGGCATACATAACAGCTTATGACTCAGCAGGATACTTTACAGATCCCTCACCTGCATTATATCAAAATATTCAAACATATGTAGAACAATATAGAATGCTCACGGATGTAATATATATAAAACCAGCATACATAATAAATATTGGAGTTACATTCGATATAGTACTACGACCTAATTATACATCTAGGCAAGTTGTAGGAACAGCTTTAAAAGAGTTAAAAGATTATTTTAATAGGTCAAGATGGCAAATCAATCAACCAATAATCTTATCAGAAGTATACACGTTAATAGATAAAGTAATAGGTGTACAGACTGTGCAAAGAGTAACGATTACAAATCTAAGTGGTGTACCTGAGGGATATTCAAAATATAGTTATGACATATCAGCAGCAACATTAAACGGCATTATTTACCCATCACTTGATCCAAGCATCTTTGAAGTAAAATATCTAGATGTAGACATTCAAGGTAGAGTAGTATCAACACAATAACCATGGCAATATATAAAATCTTTCCATCCGCAGATGCGACAATCTACTCAGCTTACCCAGCAAAAAACACTGGACGTGATCCTGTATTAGAAATATCTGCAAAAAATTCACAAGATGGTTTACGATTTATAGATAGATCTTTATTAGATCAATCACCCTACTATTCATATGATTTAGCGGCTAATGATAACTATACAACAACAGCTGAGATTTTTCCGAGTAGTGATGTTAGGAGGTCGCTAGTACAATTTTCAAATGCAGACCTATCAATAATAAAAGAATTTGCATCACAAGCAATTAGTGGATCATGGGAATCATATTTGAGATTAGGACTAGCATCTGCCCAGAATTTAAACACAACCTATTCGCTAGAGGCATATGCGGTATCGCAATCGTGGTCAATGGGAACAGGTAAGTATACAACAGTGCCTGAGATTAGAAATGGAACATCGTGGGGATATACAGGATTATATAGCGCTTCAGCAGCTTGGTATCAAGATCCATTATAT